TTATTTCATCCCGGGCTATACTGTCGCCGCGACAGATGCAATGCGCCGTATCGCCGTTCAGCGTGGTGATATAAGCCTCATCCGTTTTTTCTACCTGCAGACATTGAATATTCCCGTCCCGGAAATACTCCACCTGAGCAGCAAGGTCAGTGTTGCGCGGATAATATCCCAGACGGTACATATTCCCCAGAACATAAACCTCCTCGACCTGACGCCCGTCTGCCGTTAATCGGCGAACAATGACAACATTTGTCCCGTTTCGTCAGCAAGCACCGTATTCGACCAGCCGAATTCGCTTTTAGAAAAAACTCCGCATTAATAATCAAGCCAGGACACTAAATGCAGCCAGATATTAAAATACACAACACATTCATACAATTTAACACCTTCTAATACTCAACAAACCCCAATAAAAACTACAATTAGCTATTCCGCTGCTAATTCAATTGCCCATACGTGATTAGGAGTATATGCTTCGCTCGCACAGATATTTACCCTAACATTAGAAAGCACCGCAGCCATTGCTATTTTCCTCATCTCATTGCTCAGATAATTCTCGGGATAGTACTGCCCCCCAGGAATGAATCTGGTTTTTCCTGTAGAATCGGTTATATAAATACCCTTACTGTCCCTGTTGGTATCAGATGCTAGTTTTACCAACTGAACACTCTGTACAAGTTTGGCCGTAGTAGAAGCGCATTTATCCTTAAAAGTTTTACTTACGCCAGCATATGTTGGTAGTGATGCAATATTTAAGGCAATAAACAACAACGCAATTGACTTTTTAAAGTTCATCTTTATTTTCATTGTCTTGTAAATCATCCTCAATACTTTGTAAAATCATAAGGGAAGAACGAATTCGCATAAATCTTTTAAAAGCGACCAAATCATTTTGAGATATTCTATTCGTATAAGAATCGCAGGCATCTAAAATTCGAACCATGTAATCATGTTCGCATGCAGCAGGAGCAAATGCACTCCACGGCAGCTCTCGCCATGCGGCAAAACCGTCTGGAAATCCTGCGAGATGATAGCCATCATGATTAGGAGCAACCGATAAGCCTTGAAATAAATCTCTTCTATAATGCCTGTTTCGCTGCATTCCCCCTTCTATCACGCCAAAAGATACTCTATACCAGCCTATAATTTGTGATAAGGGAATCCCACCTAATGCAGCAAATTCGTTTTCACTGGGATATGGACTATACCGTCCTAACACACCATTCACATCAAATAAATTTGGTGCTGGTGCGACTACATATATGTAATATTCATTATAACTGCCAAGCAGATTCTGCCCTATTAAATGAGCCTGTCTCAGCGTAGTAGTAGTAGATACATACCCATCATTATATCTGGTGTTCCCCGTTACAGTTCCGCGAGCATGATCATACAGATTGATGTTAATTGGTGTTCCGCGCTCATAAGCCTCCTGCTGCCCTCTTGGTAAAAGCCCTCCCGCACGTCTTATTTCATCTGGTGTTCTGGAGTCTGCTCTAAAAAAATCGTTTGCTGAGACAGAAAATGATATAAAAACAAAAAACAACAATACATGCTTAATCATTTTAATTTTTCACAACACCCTATCCATTTAAAAAATATTATTAAAGGTGATTTTTTATAATCTATCTAAATCCAGCTATACAATGACGCGTTGTTTCAGCCAGCCGTAGACAAATGACTGGTTGGCTTCTCGCTTCTCTGCCAGCTCCAGATAGAGTTCGCCCTGGGTACAGTTCAGCGCGGTCAGCATCACCAGTTCGCCATCCCCGCCACGTTTCGACAGATAGGCGCGTAACGCATTAATGGTACGTGGCCCGATACGACCATCGACATCCATATCCGGATATAACGTCCCCTTTTGATTAAACACATTCAGCCAGCGCTGAAGCATTTTTGATGCTACCGACGGCCCCATGTTTACGCCGGTATCACACAGTTCTGCGGCAATATCCGGAGACAGGTTTGCCACTTGGTCAAAACGTGGTCCGTACCAGTAGTCCGCCTCAAGAATTTCCAGCGCCTGCCCGCGCGTCAGGTTACGCATATCCCCCAGGTATCCATGCGCCCTGGCAACTTTTTCAGTAATTCCCCACTTTGTCGGCCCACCTTTATCATCAGGATGGTTAACGTAACCTCCCTCTTTTCCCAGAACTTCGTCAAAAATTTCATCTTTAGACTTCATATCAGCGCCTTCGTAATAACAGGAGTTTCGAGACATTTCCGCGAACGCATATCACCAGCGCACAGAACAGCAGATTGACCGCCACCACCAGCCAGTTAGCTGGAACCGGATGACCATACAGATGACGGAGTGGTACAAAGGCATAAAACAGCATCAGCAGCCAGGCCAGCCATGAGATGAGCGGTTTATATGTCGCGCCTTTCCGCCGATAGAAAAAAAGTGTCAGCACGATAATTGTGCATAACGCCCCATTGAGCAATTGAGGAAGATTACCTAGCATTTCCACCTCTTCCGTTCCGATGACGAGTCAACAAGCCCGATACCAACGATGCAATATCCTGCTGGTGAATAAACGACAGAATCTTTACCGACACCACCGATACCAACACCGCACACAACGAATCCGCCGAAGTACTGTCATATCCTGTTTTTACCGCAATCCAGGCTGACAGCACTCGAGCGCCAAGTACACCGACGATAAACGACACCAGAAAATGCGCTGCCACACGCCAGGCTGAAAGCGTCTGCGGCATTGTTGCCACAAATAACGCTCCTGCGAATGCACCAAATACAATCCCGAAATCCGTCCCGGTAAACAGCCCGTAGACCGTTGCCCCGCCAAGCGCCGCAGCCGTACCGGAACCGGATAAGGGTTCAGACATACTTTTTTCTCCTGTTAATAAGTAAGCTGGTTTCACGCCATCTATTACGTGAACGTGATCGTCAACACTCGCCAGAACACGTGCTTGCGCAACCAGCTTAAAAATCAAAGCAAAGGTGAATACCAATGATGATTGCTCTGAACTTTTACAAATGAGATTAAAGCAATATATACATTGTTTATTGTCCAACTATTAACTACTCTGCAAATTAAAACTACAAAGTTAATATTGCATGAACAACCCCATAAGAAAAATTGTTGTATTATTATAATACAGTACAATACTTAATTATTTACTCGCGGACCCATACAATAACTATGCGAACTGCAAGTGCTTATAGAAACAAGCTCATTAGTAGAGAATGCATTTTTGAATTCCGTATCACTCCAAACATTCTCTTTATAATAAACCCTTACATCCTCACCTGTTGCATAGTAATATTTTGCCATTTCAAGCATGGTATCAAACCCCTGTTTGTGATTTCCGTAAACATCAACCTTACATACACTATGAACGGGCAAATCTACATTATCTCGTTTTAAACCGATACAAAAAAATTGAGTTTCCTTTCCTCCTGAATTATAAACCCCGAAAGTCAAGTTGTTAATCTGAACATTACTTAAATATGTATTATAGTCAGCCATCCCGGCATAACTTAGACCAGAAAACAACGACATAAAAATCAGCGCAAATTTAATTTTTCGTTTCATAAATCCTCGCATAATCATATTCATATCAACAGACCAATTTAGTTAAACCCAATTTATACAAAAATATAAAATCAACGCAAACATTAACAAATGTCACACTACATCATTACTTGAATAATTCCTTTAACACAGCGCGAGCGTCATAAAACTCTGGTTCGTAGTAAGTGGACCGTTTATTTAAGCCATCTCTTCTTACTCCCTTCAATGCAAAGCAAGCACTAATGAGACTTCCAAAAGCATTGATTCTTTCTCGAACAGATACAGCCGGCACAACCAGATCAGGTATAACCCCCGGATTTACAAATGTTGATCCAGGGACATATCTGGCATTAGAGGTCCCTCGTCCATCAGATACGCTACTATTGAATCTGTCATATGTTAACTCTACGGCTTCAACAATATTCTCGCTAGGGATATGTTCTATAGCGACAATTTCATTTTGTTCTCGCATCATGATCTGTTCAAAACCAGTAAAGGTAACGCCGCGTTGAGTTAAATAATTAACCGATGGCCTTATAGAATGAAAAATATTATTTGCTCTGATGCGATAACGGTACAATGTGCCGTGGAACCCCGAGCTTGAATAATATTGCCTAGCTATATTATAAGTTTCAATTAAACTAGTTGTCGTAGCAATAAAAGCACTGTCCCGGCTTCCTGCTGCACATGAGTCACCTCTTAAATGCTGCTGTAAATTTCTGTTAGTACCATGAGATCTAAATCCGTCTCGAAAAATTTCGTCAGGTGGGCGAGAATCTACTCGATAAACAAAGTCTGTAGCATTAGCATACCACGAGAAAGTAATCAGGAAGAATATAACAATTTTAAACACAATATTTCACCTCTTATTGAAACATCATAACGCTATTTCCAGCAGGCAAATACAAATAAAAAGGTTAATTAGAGGATTGCATACTTCTTAGGTGAATTACTGCACCAGTTTAATTATCTATAAATATATGGAAAAGCCTACAAAAGCTAACAATGCCGAAACATGAAACACCTCAATCAGATAAAAATCCCTGAGTTGATTCACGAATCATTCAACAGAATAAGCTAGCATAAGAAAATAGAAATTGTTAATTTCTAGCATTCATTCTATATTTGTGGATAAAAAAACCCGCTCGGTGGCGGGTTCTTTTAAATTTGATTTTCTTTATCCACCTCGCGATACAGCTTTGCGAAGCGTATCAGAATTAGAGCAGTTTTTGCGTAAAAAATCAAGCTATTTTCTGAGCAAATGATACTCGCATGGGAATGTATAAAGAATACTCAGCAACAGCTAACCAATTAGCAATTCGCTTTTCGCATGTACTGAAACTCCACTCTGGATGTGCGTTATTTAGCAATTGAGCCATTTTGCGCTTTGTCATCCCCCGTCCTTCATACCGTTGTCGGAGTACGTGAATCAATCCTGGATGCTCTGCCAACACTTCACTAATCACCCGATCAATGCATAACGCCTCTGCATCAGTACAGTGGGATAGCCAGCTTTTCTGCTTACCGTTAATCAGCTCCCGAAAAAATTCCTCCAGTTCAGGTTTATCAATCCCCGCTTTTTTCATTTTGCGCAAGGCTTCATTGATAGCTGTTTGTGTTATTTTTTTTGACACCAGCAACTGGTTGAACATATTCCCTGACCTGCCGCAGCCAATATACGACCAGCGTCCCCACATGCGTAACTTTCCCTGAATCCACACACTTTCCAGTGTTGCGAGACGGAGATGTTCCCCGCTTTTTCCGATATTTGTTGGGTAAATCATAAATATCCCTCATTTCTCCAGATTTCTTGCGTGCGAAAAACACCTTCTGCATGCATCAGGTGCAATTCTTCTTTGGTGTAATCGCTGGTTTTTACCCGCCCATCGATTAGATCGTGACATGAGTTACAGGCAATCGCTGCCTGCATATCGTGTGGTTTTATCGCCATTCCACACGTCCCCGCCAGCCTGTAGTGCGCCAGCACAGATGTTTCAGGATTGTGATTGCAGTAACCGGGGATTCTGACTGTACACATATGGCCTTTAGCCGCTTTACGCAAATCCACCATTACGCAAACTCCAGCAGCTGCGCAGCAACATTTTCGAATTGTTCCGGAGAGGAAAATTTACGGAACAGGATCCAGTTCCAAAGCACATTCAGTACGGATTTATAAACCTGCTGAAACTCGGTATCGTCCATATTTGCAAACGCGATAGATCTTGCCCTGCGTCCACGGCTACCGTCCGGATAAAAATGCTCGGTGTAAAATCCGGCCTCAATAGTTACCCATTCACGGAAAGCATCAAATGACTTTAGCAATGCCGTATCACAGGTTCTGCGTATCGCAATGGTATTCAGATATTGTTCTGCGGCATCACTCAGGGCTGGCGTATGTTCCCGGCCGACCGAGTCACACAGATAATCAACGAAACCGGACACAAGTTTTCGTTCACGAGAGGTGATCGCCCCACCGACAGGAGTCCAATAATCGAATCCGAGTTGCAGGAGTTTGAAAAAACGCTTGTGAAATGCGTAGTTACGAACGCGCTTAAAATCAGCGTGTATCCACTCACCTATTTTTATTTGATGCAAGAATTCGCAACTCTCCGGTGTTGCCGGGAGCAGTAATCCAGAAGAGGTATGTTTGATCAGTTGTATATGTGCCATCGGCTTTCTCCGGTGGCACGGTGTTACTCAGCAGGGGGTCAACCCTGCGCTGAATTGTAGATGAGTTCAATCGTCTTCAAAAGCAGAAAAGCCAGCTTTTAATCCAATTTCTTTTAATGTCCGTAATGATGTGACAAATTCATCTTCACGCAACATAAATCCGTCCGTCACATGCCCATTCAAGAGATATATTAACATAGCCCCACTAGGCTGTTGCAAAGCCCGTGAGCAATGAATGCAGTAACAACTAATAATTTCCCCATTTTCAACGCGCACAGCATAGAGACCATCTTTATTAAAAATTTTGCGCAACTTCTTGAAATCCATAAATAGAAATTTTCCAGATTAATAGCGTTCCCCTGAAGGGTCCATCCCTCTTCTCCCTGCGCGCTAACTAAGCAAACACGATTCTATTTACAACAGTCAGTCCCTCAAGACTTACGGCTAAAAGAGTACACAAAAAGCTAATTTATCCACCACAACAAAAAACCCGCCGAAGCGGGTAAGTACGGGTGCGTTGAGGATGCCTGACACATCAGAGGTGGCGGGGGATTTCTCCCCCGCCAGGTCTCTTACTCCTCAGGTTCGTAAGCTGTGAAGACAGCGACCTCCGTCTGGCCGGTTCGGATTCGTACCTCGCAGAGGTCTTTCCTCGTTACCAGTGCCGTCACAACGACGGTTAAACAGATGACGATCAGGGCGATTAACATCGCCTTTTGCTGCTTCATAGCCTGCTTCTCCTTGACCTTTTGGTCGGTAAGAGGCTAATCTACGTATGCAAAGCATAGATGTGGCCTCAGATTAATGTTAAGCGTCTTGCCGGACGCATAATGTTAACTGGGGCTTTTCTCTATCTGCCTTTGGTGTTCATGCCCGAGGCAGACAGCCTCAAGCACCCGCAGCCATTCTACTTAACTCCCGTTACCTCGCCAATATGAAATCAATCAGAAAGGCGATCCATAAGAACAACAGCAAGACCATAGATTGCCATCACAACCGCAATAGCCAGTGCACATTTCGTAACCAGCACGTTAACCTTTTGCATTTAACGTACGCATGTTCTAATAAATATAAACGGCACGATTATGCGGAATACTTTCATAAGCAGTCGCTCAAATCTGACCGTCAGCTTTGAGCGACAAGCGGATATCTATATGCCTATTAAAATTGCAAATCTTAAAGCCTGAAAAACTTATCACCCTCTCCAAGTTCAAGCACAACACTTTTATTAATGAAATCTTGGTCAACATTCTCCAACTTGTCTTTAAGAATAGCTAATATATATTGACCATTAATGCCTGAAGCTATCTCGAATAACTTATTTATTTGATTCACATGGATTGCTTCAATTCCATCATGAGCTATAAAACGCGGTGTTCTAGCTTCTAAAGACTCCTGGACAGATAAATAGGCAAAATCTAAAGAGGCAACTTGAGCTTTCTTTTTCCCCTCTCCCTGATTACCTGATGTGAGCAGAGTTCCTAAAGGTTCAATGGTAAAAACGAAGGAACCGGAAGAATCTTTATAGGAAAGAATATATTCATCCTGATATAATATTTTGGTATATAAAGAAAAATAGGAATTGAATAGTGCAAGACGTTTGTTAAAATCGTCAAGTTTAGATTTCAATCTATCTAACACATTATTGAACCTTGTTTTTAGAATATTAAGTTCATTCTCCACTTTTTGAATTTGAAGTAGTCCTTCTTCAAGTCCACCCTTTTCCTCAAATAATGAATTTAATTTTTTCTGCATTATTTGCAGGTCTGACAATGTCCCATGCGAAGACAAATTTTTTAAAAGCTCAGATTCCATATCTAATAAGCTTTTTAGCTCACCTTTATATCTGCAAATTTCTTGCAACACTGGCTGCATTTGTTTCCTGATAAACTCAGCCTTTTTAACAAGCATTTTATTATGAAACGAAAGCAGCTCAGAAAACTCTTTATTTAAGTTACCTAACCGTTCAGTTGCTTCTAAATACAACTTCTGTAGATCTAGTGGATTGATATTTTCATGGCTTTTTTCTAAATCCAGTATAGCTTTATCGTTTAATTTTTTCTTGAACTCCAAAGATGATAGTGTGATAGAAACTTCACTAATTTTAATTTTTAATTCATTTAACTCAGCAAGCATATCATTATAAGAGTCTGCTACTTGAAAATTAGAAATTAACTCTTCTTGCGCTATAATATCTCTATTTATAATTGCAATAGCTTGTTCCAAAGCATTCTTTGAACGATGGCGAGTAATTACCTCATAATCGGATTTCGCCAGTTTATAGGCTTTAGTTACTGATTGTTTTTCATCCAGAATTTGTGAGTTACCGAACCCAAACATAAAGAGGTTTAACGTTTCATATTGTGTATTAGAACCCATCTTTATCGTTTTCAATGCGTTCGACATCTTGTCCTGCGAATTTCGAATAACACGCCCCATAATCTCTCGTATGGTCGGCTTTATCGCGGAATCCAAATATATTGTTCTTTTTAAAGCCTCGTTGAAATCTTTAGCCTTCGTATATGACTCTTCATTAATTGAGGCTATAACCTTAGTTTTATTAGTCTCAGATGTAATTTTACGTTTTATTTTAATTACAGGTGCGGCGTTATTATTCAAGTCTTTTGTGAGAATTAAGCAAAACTCAACCTCGTTCTCTATCAAATAATTTTTTATAACCAGATTTTCTTTCTTGAATTCAGGATCGGTATAAAAATTCAGTTGCTCTGCTCCAAAGCAAAAATCCAAAGCTCTTAATACAGTAGTTTTTCCTACACCATTTCCGGTTTGCTCTTTGCTGGAAGTGTTTCGGTCAATAATCAAATTAACGCCAATGTGAAATTCGATATCACGAATCACTCCAAGTCTGAAAGAACTAACGATTAGCCGTTTCAAAAACATAATATCAAATCTCCATTTTCATTAGCATCAACCAGACCTAATAAATATAGCCAATTTAAAGTGTAAATATACTGTGTGAATGAAGGCTTGTTATTTTTAGATATAAATTCATTATACAACTCTATAATATCAACATGCGAATAAGCATTTGAACTCATGCATTCTAATAACTGAGCCCCCAAGTAATATAAGGTTTGACTTGGTTTTGTTATATCAGAGATAATCATATTGGTTTTTCCAGGATTTTACACTCTACGAATGCATGATAAACGATAAAAGAAGCATGAAATTCGATGTCTTCGCTTGTGTAATTTATTGCCATGAGAGAATTTTGACATTTCTTAATGATGTGTTCTATTACACAATCTATTATCCAATCTGCAAACTCCCTTACCAATTGAATCATTAAATCATTCCGCTCCTGAGCATTCTTGCAGCGCTTATATGCTTCTCTATGTTGAAGTAATAAATTACCTCGACAATCAAGATATCGTGAATTTATGTTTTTCAGGGCCGTTTCCTTAGCAGTAGGCATACTTTCATTTAATGTTTCATATGCTTTATCTATCATCGAAGAATATAGATAGAACCCTTCAATACGTTCTCTATGTTTTATAACATCATTGAAGTCTATCTTATTCTCAATATCATATGGCTCGTAGTCATTATTTGTACGGGAATCAATGACATTCGTATCAACTAAAATACCAACAAGATCCATAAAAATCGATGGGGACTTTATAATATCAACAGAGTTAGAACCGACAACCAGCTGCACATTACGTGAGTATTTCCCTGCCCGTTGAGTAACATCTACCATGATCAGCCTCTCTTGTTTTCGTTATTTCCAAAAACGACCGTTTGATTATTTTTTGAATGACTGCCACTTTTTTGAATTATTGTATGCCCTGAACTTGTTTTATTAACAATAAACGTACCCAAAAATGTTAGAAGAAAGCCACCAGAAGTAAACATCAATGGCACACTATTGAAGTGATATGCAGCAAAGCCAGCGCAAGCAACGAATGTCAGAGAAAATATTCTAATCATATTTCGGATCATAACCACATCCTGTAAGTACTGTTGTCATCTTTTGGCGGTTCTTGAAACCCATACTATACAAAAGCTTATCCATCTTTTGTACAAACTTCCGCTTTGAAAGTGACATTATAAAGTAACTGCAACTTAGAGTGCATCCCCCTAAATATCTCCGATGGCGATAGTTGCTGGCGACAACTTACTTCCATAATCAACTGACAGGCTTGCTCCGCGTTGATTAGTGCATAGGAATGTCAGCATTGCCCGCCCCTGGCACAAAACAGACAACCACGCTAGCCGTATCCTGTGCCATGAAACTGTCAATTCACATATGAATTAATGGTCTTTAATCTCGTCACTTCAATAAATACCGAACATTTCCCTGATAAAATGCTAATACACGCTGCATAACATCGCTCTTCCAGCAGTCGCGACAAATAGTGTTTAGACGCCTGTCGTAACGACGTATTTCTCCGTCTGGTAATGACCAAATAAGGTCCGGATCAACCACAACTGGTTTCTTCACCTTTGCCCTCGATAGTTTTTTGCGGGCGTTTTGCCAGTCTTTACGTGCCTGCTCAGAAGGGAATAACCCGTAGCCAGAGTTGTATACATCACCACTCGCAACCAACTCTCTGGCAAGAACGCTTATCAGATATCTTGTCGCCCCCGTTTTAGCTTCCAGTTGTCGTAACGT